CCAACAACTCACATTTCATCTTCGGCACAACATAAATAACCCTATTTTTTTCAACAATCCCCTTAAAATTACTTCTTGATATATGAATATCACCATTATTGCTTGATTTTGTACGACAAATTACAACGTTTTTTAATTTACAATTGATTTCCAATTTTTTTGTATGTAAAAGTTTAACAAACAATCTTTCCATTTTTTTATTTATGGTAAAAAAAATTTTAAATTATTTTACTAATTTATCTCAATTATTTGGGTAGTATTATGTTTTCTTTTTGTTTTGCACCAATTATAAAAATGAAATAAACTAAATATAAGTAGACGTTTTATATCTTCTTTTAAAAATGTATGTCCAAAATGTATATTTATTGTTCTTATTGATGATACTTTATATAAACATTTACTTCTTGATCCAAAAACAATCTTATCGGAGGTTTTAAATTTCGTCGGGAATTTTTCAGGTATTTTGTTATTCAAAGTATTACTCCATCTGTTACGAAAACCAAAAACATCAACATTTGGGTTATTATTTACTAAGTTAATTAATTTAACTCCATTCGAATACATATATTCATCCAAATCACAAAAAATCATATAATCACAATTTGATTTCCCAAATCTATAAATAGCATGATGCATCTGTCCCAACTGCGCATGATGACTATACTTTACTCCCTTCTCATTCCAATACCGAAAATTCCATTGAACCAATACAATACCAGGTTTATTATACAAATTTTTAATTTCATCAGTTAAAATCCCATTATAATATAAAAAAAATTTTGAAACTCCTTGTTTAACATAATAATCGTAAAATACATTTATTAATTTATAGTCATCCTTGAATAATGTTGTTAATGCCAATTTATTATTTCCATTTATTTTCAAATTATCTAATTCATACTCTCTTGTTTTTCCTTGATAAGTAACAGTAATTTTATTTCTTGGATCAGGTGAATTAAATTCATAAATAAAAATTTCAGTAGGTTCTACCTTTATTTTTGATATCCTCTTTTTTAACTGTAATTCTTTATCTTTATGCATAATTTTTAAAGTACTTATATCATTCGGTCCATTATAAACAGGACAAATTAAAAATAAATTACCATTTTTTGTAAAAATATCAAAAAATAGCTGTTTGTATCCATCTAAGGGAAAGTTATTAGGAATCATAAATAAGTAAATATTTTTTATTTCATCCCAATTTCCCAATTTTATAATTATTCATAAATTCTAATGCATCCTCATTATGCCCCACATTTTCAAACATTTCCGTTGCATCCTTTCCTATCCCATATTTTATCACATCTCCACCTGGATGCACCGGAATCCATCTTGTCACATCATAAACATTGCCATATAAAACCAACCAAGCATCTTTTTCAGTATTATGTTTCTCCACCTCCTTCATCGTATAAATTTTCTCCATCAATTTAAGTTTACCTCCAAAATATTTTTTAAAAAATAACTCCGCATTCTGCAGCGCTCCCTCCATCCACCCCTGATTCATCGAAAAAGCTTCCCCAATTATATGCCAGTTTTTTCCGAATATCGGTTGAAAAGACCATTCCTGCGTCTTCTTCCCACTAAAATTAGGCCTATAATAATGTGTCGCCGGATTCCAATAATTCTGTTTTATCCATTCCGGCCTCTCCCTCACTTCCATACCAATCGACCTCAAATCCTCCCTCAATGCCTCCCATAAAGTCCCATCTATCTCCCTCTCTATCCAATATTTTGCACCCCTCTCCGTCGTATATGATATCATTATCACTCCATCATTTATTGGAACAACCTGACTTATTGGTCTACTACTATGTATTACCTCCTTCGGAAACCAACTATCATCTCTAAATTTCGCATAAATTCTATTTAATGTCGTCGCTCCAACACCTGCACAAACTGTCCTCAATTCACTAGTCCCATTAATATGCATAATTGAATGAGGAGGACACGCAAATATTATGTGATCACCAACAAAGTGTTTATTGGACCAAGTGTAAATATTATTTCCTTCTGCAATTTTCACTACTTTTTCTCCGATAAAGAAGTCGAAACTTTCTTCTAAATCTTTGAACATTGCATTGATTAGCTGACTTAAACCATCTTTAACATGGAAATATTCGTTTGCATCATAATTTGGTAAATAAAGTTGGCATAATCTTTGGCAATTAAATTCTTCCCATTCTTGATCATATCCATACCACAATTTTAATTTTTGATATTCCGCTGCTGTGAATTTCGTTTTTGCAATTTCCCCGAATGCAAATCGAGCATATTTATCTCCGGAACATTCCCGCAAAAATTCCTTAAACTTCTTCTCCAATTCCACCCCCAATTTAACATTTATTCTCGAAACTAATTCCTCCACCCCCGGTATCTCATATTCCTTTAATAATTTCCACAATAATTTATGATCTTTGTTAAATCTCATTGCACCACTATCAATTATATTATCACCTATTTTTATGGAATGTATGCGGCCGCCTGCAATTGGTTTTTTTTCGAGGATGGCGATTTTAAGTGGCAGTCCCATTTTCTTAACTTTTTTCAAAAAATATAAACAAGATATGCCACATCCAATAATAACAAAATCATATTTCTTCATATAAATTCATATAACAAAAATATTTGAATTTATTTTTAATAAGGAGAATAAATTTCTCCATCTAAAAATGCAATCGATCGCTGCATTCCCAACATTTTCCCTCTATTTGATACCTCCACATAATTTTTAAAAACTTCTAATGCCCTTACTCTTAAGGGATTATGGGAAACAAATTCTGTTAATACAAAATTCTCAACATTCCTACTCGGCTGAAAAACATATAAAACTGAATTCCCATAAGATCTATTAAATAAATCCTCTTCAGTAAAATATTTTACCATATTTCTATCCAGAAAATATATAAAAATATAAAACAATTATTTACAATATCTCCAGTAATGCATTCGATAATTGTCTATGTCCGATTTTAAATCTTCCTCCATACATATAATTCTTCTTAAACTCATCCGAATTTAAATACTCAACAACTTTCTCCATATCTACAACCTCCCTCGGTATCATCATTATCAACGTCCCCCCAAAATACCCAACCTCCCCCTCAAATGCAACTTCCCCCCTTCTCGTTAAATTATGCACATAAATGCATTTCTTTCCCAACTCCTTCTCCATCGTCTCCACATTCCTCGGCGCACCCCACTCAAACCAATTATCCTCACTAAATTTCCTTATTCTCCTTTCCATCAACTCTGCCTTATGTTCAAGCAAATATTCATCAATTGCCACATTATGTGTCGGATATATTTTTGGAAAAATAAATTTTTCTTTGCAATCTTTACTTATTAAAACTTCGATATTTCCGATAGAATTTTTATAAATTTCGTCTTTGGCGGAGACTAAACCAACATAGATATCAAAATAATCACTAAATGTTTTGTACCTTACTACTGTTTCATCTAAAAATATAATTGTCCCATTATGCATTAAAATATTTTTCATTATTCCATTATAATTGCATTTTTTAGGTAAACTAGGATTTTTACAGTAACGAAATAACAAAACATTTATGCTGGCATATTCAAAAAGGTTTTCTTCGCTTGGATGGTAAATATCTGTGAAAGTTCCATTATTCATCATTTCTTCTAATAATCCGGCAGTCGATGTTAACTTTAGAAAATCCGCTGGAATAATAAAAATTAATTCTCCATTCTTTTCCAATAATCCATAACATTTTCTCACAAAATCAATTGCTAAATTTCCTTTTTTTGTTTTAACAAATGGAGGATTTCCGACAATGGTTGTGTATAGTTTATCGATATTAGTTTCTAAAAAATTGCAGAAATTAATGTTAGATACTTTTTTCTCTAATGAATTGTCAATTTCATATAGATCAAACTTTGCTTTTGGAAATTTCTTCATAACTGGTAATATTAAATCACCTCTTCCTACGGAGGGTTCTAATATCTCTTTTGGCTTATTTCTAACAAATTCTACAACTTTCTCTAATAATTTAGGTTCAGTTGTATAAAACTGCCCCATCTCTCTTCTTTTCTTTAATTCTTCGGCATCTATTCTCTTTAACTTTTTTGGTGCATCTTCGACTGGGGGAGGAGGGATCAAAAAATTTTTCACATTACTAATTTCGTTTGTATCATCACAATTATCTTTATTTTCAGTATCATTTTCAATATTAATATTGGTATTATTAAAAATAACATTTTTTACTTTAATGGGATTTACTATTTTTTCAATGGATGGTTTTATTGAAGGTAAAGAAATATTTTTTTTGGTATTAGAAGGAATAGAATTAAATTTTTTTGCCATTTATAATAATTCATATTATAAAATTGTCTTTAAGATATTTACAAAAACATTATAAAAAAAATATTATTTATAAAAAATTTTATAAATATAATATATAATGGTAAATTTATGTCAAGCTTATTCACCCCAAACCTGTTGGGTCATCGGTAATAATGTTCAAACTAGAAATAATGAAATCTGGCTCACATATCATGATATGGAATTATACTATGTAGGAGGAAACGCGTGTTATAAAGGTATTGATAAAATACCCGTTGCCGATTATCCAATCGTAGAAAAAAGCTACTTCATAATCCCCTATAATTATAACGGCGTTCCCTATATAGTCATCCAAAAAAAACCAATTATTCCTTAATATCTCCACCAATTTGGTATAAATAATTCTAATGTTTTTGGTTTTATCGGAAAATTCTTAAAATAACTTGGAGGCTGTCTATCATATATTCCCTCCAATGTCCTAACCACATCATCCCTACCCAACTCAACCCGATTCTCATAATCATAAAATCTTACATTATTCCGATTTAATTTATACAACGTTTCTTCAATAAATTTTTTTTTACTGAAGCGTGAATTACAATTTCCCATATTATAATATATTAAAAAAAGTTAAAAATCTAAAATGTTAAAGATGGAATGGTCCAATGACATTTGTCCTTGAATTATTTTCCCAAATTGTTTTCCATAAATCATATTCTCTAATATCATCGTAAGAGGTTTTTAATGATTTTTTATTGATATTCCAGATAAAAATTTTTTGATTTCTTGTTTTAATTACCAGATTATTATTATTAAGGAATTCACTATTTTCAATTATATCGATTTCTCCGTCTTCTTCAGCTGCTTCAACTCTTAAAACCACTTTTTTATACACAATATCCAATATAATACAAAATTCACCATTATCTTCTATAATACATATCCTCCGACTTATTTGACTCCAAGCATCAATACGAAAATCAAAATCAATATTTCTAGAATAAAATAAAGATAAATCAGCATTTAATATTTCTATACTATTTGCATTCTTTCTGGCAATATATTTTAAATTTGGGGATATTATTTTTGAAGCGAATAATTTATTACATGAATAAACTTTTTTACCCATATGCCATAAAATACTTCTCTCATACAAATCATCCTCCCACATAAATAAATGATTACTCAATATATTATTCCCATCCTCCGATATCCCAAAAGATACAAATTTATTATTATTTTCCAGCATATAATCTCCAATTTTTATTCGAAATAAATTAGTTTTTATGTTGTAGTATTGTGTATAGAAATCATTATTATTAATTATTTCAAATGTTAATGATATGTTCTTTTTTTCTTTTTTCCAGTCATTTTCAATTTTGAATAGACTATGGAATTTTATATCAATAAATTTAACATTCAATTCTTTATTATTTACTAAAAAAATGGAAAAATTCCCATTTTGTAAAATAGTGTCGCCATTTTGATAAAAGTAAATTTTCATATTATTCAAATGACTTACAAACCGTACTTCACCCATTATTTATTGTTATTAGCATCACTTCTTCAAAAAATCACTTTTTTCAAAAAATTGATTGTAAAATGATCATTATTTTTCAATTATTGCAAAATGGTTAGATTATCATTCGGTGCCTACAACCCAAAAGAAAAGTTACTTACTTTTTACTCAACTTTTAACAAGGAGTTAGAAGATGAGTTCACACCATTTTTAATTGAATCAAAATGTGAAACAATTGATTTAAACAAAATGTTCAATAAACCACTTCCTATTTTACCACCAACCATCAAAAAAATAAAGGCTGGTCGAGGTTTTAATCAATTAATAGATCATTTACCGGATAGTGTTGAAAGTATTGAACTTGGATATTGTTTTAACCAACCAATCAGTAAATATCCAGCTAATTTAAAGAAAATAATGTTTTATGGACAATTTAATCAACAATTGGTAAATTTACCATCTTCTATTGAGGAAATTATTTTAAGTTATCAATTCAATCATCCTTTAGATAATTTGCCGTATGGGTTGAAGAAATTAGATTTGGGAAGAAAGTTCAATCAAGAAGTGGAACACTTGCCAGATTCTCTTACAGAAATAGTTTTTTCTGATTTTTTTGATAACAATATTGACTTTCTACCACATAGCATTAAAAAAATTGAATTAGGTATTAAATTTAACAAAGAATTAGAAAATTTACCTTCATCACTTGAAACATTAATTGTTCCAGGTGCTAACATAAAAACACTGAATAATTTACCAGATCACATCAAAGAAATTAACATTCAGAAACGTGGTACTATAATTCACAATTCATATAAACCAATTTTGAAATTACCGGATAATTTGGTAAAATTAACATTAAATGGTTGTTATCGTTATCCAATTGAATATTTCCCACCGACTTTGAAGTCATTGATATTTCCGGAATTATCATATTTCAATTTACCACTTGATAACTTACCAGATAGCCTAGAGGAACTAATATTGGGACAAAACTATAATCAAAATCTAAAGAATATTCCAAAATCTGTAAAAATTTTATCAATTGGACTGGGATACCGGTTTCCTTTAAGTGAATTACCAGACACGATTGAAGTTTTAAGAGTTGGCATAATTTTTAAATCAGATCGTATTCCATCGGGAGTTAAAAAACTTAATATTTCTCTGCCGAGTGATTTTGTAAGAATAGAAGGAGAATTTAATGATCGGGTTAGAATTAATACGGAATTTACTTTAAGTTATCTAGAGAATCTTAAATATCTTAAAATTGAGAATTTCTTTTTTTATAGTTTGGATAATTTACCAGTTTCTTTAGAAAACCTTGAAATCACTAGTAACTCAAGATTCCCCATCAAAAACTTCCCACCAAATCTTAAAAATTTAATTTTGAATAATTCTGGCAAACATGATTTAACTAAGTTACCCGATTCACTTGAAACATTAGAAATACAAATTTCTAATCCAGAAGAATTAACATTTTTACCACCAAACCTCCGGTTGCTGAGTATAAAAGAATTAAGAACTTACACCTTTATTTCTAGGAAAGAAAAATATAATTACAATTTCTCCATTATTCCATCAAGTCTAAAAGAAATAAAATTATTATGTAGCTTTGATTTTAATATTGACAGTCTACCTAGTACAATTGAAATTATCAAAATTGGCAGTTCATTTACACAAAAAATATCAAAACTTCCAAAAAATCTTATTACTTTGGAAATGAATTATTATTACAAATATAAACAACATCTTTTTATCACTTTGTTCAAATATCGAAACAAATTCAAAAAAACGATCGACCTTATTTTTGAAAAAGAATTATTTTAAATTGTTCTTATAAACTCCCAATTCAACTTCTCACATATCAACTTCCACTGCGTATCATGGAGTATCAACTTCTCCCTACTCTTTAACAAAGGAAATAATGCCTTATATTCATCATGTCCCAACAACTCAACACATTTATGCAAAACATAATGATAATTTAAAAAATTCTTCTTCGGCTTCTTTGCAATCTCCATCCATGGTCCCTGAATTTCTCTAAAACAATGACGCAATTTATCCTCAACACTTTTTGTAATAATTGGCGGAGGTAATCCGTTCAACTTATTAATAATATGCGCAATATGTTCATAATACTTATTTAAATTCAATTTCCTCAAGAAATGCCGAACCTTTGTATTTGTCAATTTCGTCAAATCCTTTATCCTCTCTTTCCTAATTTCCTCCTTGATCAACTCTAAAACATCATCCGGTATATCAGTTGACTCCTTTGCCTGAATTTGATTCAAAATCTCATTCAAATGATTTGTCCTTTTATATGCAAAATACGTGGCCTCAGGGGGAGGATCCTTATAATTAGGCTTATCACTCTCGATTATAACATACTCCATATGACCACATTTTGTACAACTCATAAAACCCTCATTATGATTTATAATCATCTCATAATCCTTATTATGAAACTCCTTACATTTCTTACAAAAATCTATCTTTTTCAACATCTTACTCTTTATCCCATAAGATTTATCAATTCTTGATAAATAACTGTCTAATGTAGATGCCCTATCAAAATTCTCCTGTGAATGCATAAAATCAGATATCGTCAATGATCTTTTTCCCTCATTATCATCTTCTTCAATAACTTCGATATTTTCAACTGGAACTGATACACCACCAAAAAAACTGGTAATTTTAACCCCAGATTCCACCACCTCCTTCTTCGATTCCTTCTTCGCTAATACTTTTGGTATCTCCTTCTCCTCCTCCTTTGGATTCACTGCAACTTCTTCCAAATTATTATAATAATTATATAAAATGTTACCAGTGTCCACAAAATACTCTGTTTCCTCTTTTTGTGTCTCCAAATTATATATTTTACTCTCTAACTCCTTTATTTTATTCTCCAAAGCAAACTGCACATTCAACTCCTCCGGATTAACAAATTCAGTAAAACTATCCTTTAATTTTCCCAACTTACTTTTATTTTCATCAAGTTCTTGTTGGTATTTCTTGATGTTTTTATTCTCTTCCTTAAAATTTTTTATAATTTCATTGTGCTTGGCATCGAGAGTGATTCTATTATCGCTTTGGATTAGTTTTTTGTTTTTTTGTTTAAACATATTGTTTAGATATTATATTTTTTTTAAGTTATTTTTAATAAAAAAAAAGTTGGATATTTTTTATAATCTGATGGAAAATGGGGAATCAAATTTAGATTTACTGGAATTTCAGAAAATGATTTTCATTTATAATGCTTTAAAAACGGGGTGGGGAGTCAAAATGCTTTCCAATGGGAAATTCGAATTCAAAAAATCAAAATCAAACCTTAAGAAAGAATTTTTCCTCGAAGATTACCTCAAAAAATTTATTGAACACAACCTCAACATCGAAAATATACAAACAAAAGACGAACCCGAAAATAACAACGATACCCTCACCTCGTGAAATCATATTAAAAATAATATTATATTAAATACTACAAATGGCATCAATTAAAAACAATAAAATATTTTTATACAGCAGTCAACTCGCTGCATTTATTGGTAGAAATATACATACAAGTCCGAATAAGATATTTAATAAGTTGTATGAGACGTATTTTGGGGGAGAGATGGTGGCGATGAAGTTGGATATGGATTTGAAGGGCATTAATGTAAGTGATCGAAATGCAATTGAGAAAATGGCGACGAAGATGGATGGTAATAAAGATTTGAAGGAGAGGTTGGATAAAATATGTCAGAAGAATGATTCTTCGATTGGTATGAAGAGGGATGTGGCGGAGTTGGAGAAGAAGGTAATGGAGGATAAGAAGTTGGATGCAACTGATAAATTGATACTGAAAAAAGCGATTGAGGGTTATAGTAATAAGAAATATGGAACTATAAAGGAAAATAATGCCTTGGATGTTTATAAATCAATTACTGGAAATGATGTTGTAACGAAAATTCAAAGCCGTAGCAAAAAAATATGCGAATATGAAGGAAAAGAATTATGGTTAATTAGCAAAATGGATGCGATGACTACTGATGGAATAATTGTTGAAATAAAGAATCGGATGTATAAATTATTTGATGAAATGCGGGAATATGAGTGGTTGCAGGTGCAGGCATATTTGGAAGTATATAATTTGGAAAAGGGTGAGTTAGTTGAATATTTGAAGGATAATAATGGTGAAATGAGAATTAAGCCGATTGATCGTGATAGAACATTTTGGAATGAAATTGTTTTAAAAGAAGTGGGATTTTTTTTCAGAACAATGATAAATTTGGTTCATAATGATAAAAAAATAACTAAGTATATGAAGTTATCTGATACAGAACAGAATGAATTTATTAAAAAGATGGTGCGAAAAGAGGCAAAAGAGAATTAATTTTTTTTTGGACAAGGAATACTTAGTTGGGATAATTGTGAGAAATCAACATAAAAAGGTATATTAACAATATATTCCGAGTTACAAAATCCTTCGTATTGTCCTGCATATGTACCAGATGAAACGTAATTTAAAGTATAAGAACTGGAACTTGTACCCGGATCTCCTCCAGAATATAATACATTGGGCCCTTCGTTGTTAGAAAAGCCAAAAATTTGTAAGCCATACGTTACCCCATCTATAACGTTAGAGTTACTATTAATAGTAATTGTATTATTTGTATTTAATTTAAAATAGTAAGGAATCGTTGTGTTGTTGTAAGTAAATTGAATTTTATTTAAAATTAAGTTATAAAAAGGATATCCTGGTGGCAGGGAACAACTTCCAGGCCAAGTAGATGGACTATTAAAACAATATTTTGTTCCAGAAGATATACTATCCACATCAAATCTTGCATTTTTTAATTTTCCAGTCTTTAATCCATTTGTAACTGCCGTACTCAAGTTTGTAATTTCTTTTGTAGAAACAGACCAAATCATTTTATTGTTTGTAAATTCAGCATTCTTGATTACAAATGCCCATCTACATTTACCAACTTCCATAACGGTAGTTGGTTGAAATACTTGTTCCAAAATAAAATTATTTACCCAATAACTAGCTGATGTGTTAAATATTTTTCTTGGGTTATTACCTTCTGGCCATATTTGATAGAAAGTAATTTCCCCTTCTTTTTGAAAAGTAATTGTATAATTTTTATCGCTTACTTTTTTAACTTCTACATCCCCAATTATTATCTGATCATAAAGGGGTTCGTCTCTAACTGGGGGACAAGGATTTTTAACATATGTTACAGCTCCAATATCAAATCTTAAATTTTTGAATTTTCCAGTGATTAAACCTTTTGAAACTGTTGTACTTGTGTTGTCAATTAATTTTGTTGAAACAAGCCAAGTCATTTTACAATTAGAATATTCAACGTTCTTAAGTACAAAAGCCCATTTTTTGGGAGGCTGTGCCATAATCACAGTTGGTTCGAAATGTTTTTGTTGAGTAAATAAGTCGACCCAAGTTCCTACATTTGATCCGACAATAACTCGTTGATCATTTGAGGTTTTATTAGTATCGTCCCAAATCTGGTATAATATAATGTTACTAACATTGCTAAAACTTATTTTGTATTCTTTCTCAGAGGTCTTAACTATATTACCATCGGCAATAAAGACTGAATCAAACGAAGGAGCGTTTACACACTCGCTAACTTTAGAATTTTCAGAGGGAACAGTCTTATCCTTACATCCACTACAAGGAGCACTCATATTTTATCAAATATTTTATTTGTTTATATAAAATTTTTCTTAATTATAATTAAGAAAATGACTAGAGGAGGTCAAGTAAGAAATCTCATTTCTTTGCCAAAATCAATTGTTTTGACTAGTGGAAACATAGTTGAAGAATTGACCAAAGCTTTAGCTGGGGCTATTGGTGGAACATCTAATGGTTTGGAAATTATTGCCAGTCGTGCAGGGGATACGTTGGGTAATGTATCGGATAAGTTGAGTTTGGTTTCGACGAAGTTATTTAGGGGGGCTGGGGATATAACTTTGGAGGTGGCGAAACAGTTGGGGGAGATTGTGCGAATAATACCAATTTTGGGGAGACCGATGGGATATGTTGTGAAGGGTACTGGTAAGGGGGTATATTATGTGGTGGCGAGTGTTGGGGATTTGGTGGGAGAGAGTATAAAGACTGTGGGTCGAATTGGTAGGAAGGCCGCGAGTGTGGTGGTATTTACATTGGTAGCGGCAAGTGATTTGACAGAGGATACTTTAAGGGATGCTGGTAAGGTGGTGAAAAAGGTGACTGAATTGGTGAATGAAAATAAGAAGAATAATAAGAAATAATTAGCTTGAAATAATTTTCCATTTATATCTGTTATAATTATAGTTATTTTTATTAGGTCTTTAAATTTGATTTTATCTATCATTAATTAATTTTTTAAGAGTATCTTTAATCTCATAAAGTTCATCAAATATTTTTTGATTTCCATTTTTTGAATTTAAATCATTTATTTCTTTTTTCATTCTTATTAATTCAAGTTCATATTCTTGAATTGTCATTGAAAGATTGTGGTTTCTGATTTTCTTCATTTCAAGCTCAATTTTTTTTTCTTCAAGTGAAAAATTTTGTTCGTTCATTTTATCTTATTTTAAATTATTAAAATAAAAAATCAATTTTTTTATTATATTAAATTTATAAAATTAATTTTTTAATAAATTTGATTTTATTATTTTAAAAATATTATTTATTACATCAAAAATATTAAAATCCTTATCTAATGGAGAATATCTAATAAATCTGCATTCCAATAATTCCATTATTTTATTTTGTCTTAAAATATCTTCTTGAAATAGCCAACTATGATGTTTCTCATCACATTCGACTGCTAGCTTGTAATCAATGAAGTATAAATCAACTCTATAAACATCAACCTGATATTGACGAATTATATTTTCACCATCGAAGGCTTTAATAATATCATTTATTGTTTGGCTTTCAATACAAGGAAATTTGTGTTGATATATATTAATATTCATTATTCTTGAAATATTTAATGCTTCTGGTTTCCGTGATTTATTTAATAATTTTATTAAACCATAAATTGTAACAAATGATAGAGTTTGAAAACCTTTATTTGTATTAATTTTAACTTCTACTTTTTCATTGCTTTCAAAATTTGCTGATCTTATATTTTTAAATTTTAAAATATTTGCAATATCACAACAACAATATAAAGAATATGGCTCTGATTCTGATTTAATAATTCTACAATTGTATAAACTTTCTATTGTATTTGCTATATCTAATTCATCCTCATAAGTGTATGACATTCTATTTGTATATTTGTAAGATATCAAAAGAAAAAATCATTTTTTTTAATTACACATATTAAAAAATTTTAATAAAAAAATTTCTACACCTTAATAAAAATAATATATTTGTTAAAAATATTTAAATTAAAAAAATATAATTTTTTTATACAATATTATTGATCATTTTTATAAATAAATATTTTATATAAATTAATATTATTTTTACAGATTTTGATTGTAATTATTTTCTTTAGTGGATTACTTTAGGACAAAGAAAAAAGGAAATTTAAATTTAATTTATAAAATTTATGTTTGATAAAATTTTTGGTAACAAGACTGTAAAAAATATTTTGTTTGTTAAATATGTAGTGGTATTTATTTTTTTAGAAATTAATTTAATTTAAATTAATTTAAAGCGTTTCTGACAAATTTTTTTTCTTTGTTAAGATTATAAAATGAGTGGAGGCTTAATGCAACTCGTAGCTTATGGTGCCCAAGATGTATATCTTACTGGGAATCCACAAATAACGTTCTTCAAAGTTGTGTATCGTAGACACACTAACTTTTCTATGGAGTCTATTGAGCAAGTTTTTAACGGCACTGCCGATTTCGGAAAACGTGTTACTTGCACCATCTCTCGTAATGGTGATCTTATTTATCGTGTCTATCTCCAGGTTACTCTTCCTCTTGTTGAGTGCCCAGGAAACCTTGATGGAACCCAGAACACTTGCTTCCGTTGGGTTAACTACGTTGGTCATATTTTGATTCGCAACGTTGAGGTCGAGATTGGTGGGCAACGCATTAACTGTCGGTGCTGAAAAACACGAGGGTTCAAGACTTAAGACGAAAGGCTTGAACATAAAACCCTTTAGTAATCGTCTTCCTGGCTAAATGTCCATAGCCATAAAAAAGGATTTACACGTGTTAGTGTGATAGTTGTTATTAACTATTATGCAACATTACCAAATTGCGGGAACCCCCTAAAACCGTAATTTATGAAAAGTGAAAAATTAATATGAAAAAAAACAATTTAATGGTTTTATGATAATTGAATATAAAGATGAAAACCTGCAAAGATTGTAATATTGAAAAAGAATTTGAATGTTTTTCTATTAGAATATTAAAAAATGGTACTATAACTTACAGAAATCAATGTAAAAGTTGTTGCTCTAAAAAAGAAAAAGAAAGAAGAAATAATAATCTTGAAGCTTTTAAAAAGAAAGATAAAGAATATTATGAAAAAAATAAAGAGTCTCTACTGGTAAAATCAAAAATTTATCAAGAAATAAATAGAGAAAAATTAAAAGAAAGCAAAAAACAATATTATCAAAAAAATATTGAAAAAATAAAGGAGTACCATTCCGAAAATAAAACAAAACGAAATGAAAGAATAAAGAATAAAAGAAAAACAAATCCACTATTTGCAATAAAAGAATCTTTGCGAGCAAGAATTCACGAAACATTAAATAAAAAAAATACATCAACATTTACCTTAATCGGTATAAGTAATAAAAATCTAAAAGTTTGGATTGAATCACAGTTTGATCAACAAATGAAATGGGAAAATTACTGTACATATTGGGTTATCGACCATGTTATTCCTGTAAGTTTTTATGACTTAACTAGTAAAGATGAACAATTAAAATGTTTTAATTGGACGAATCTTAGACCACTAGAAAAGATTAAAAATATGGAAAAATCTGATAAGATCTTGATTGATGAAATACAAAATCATATAAATACTTTAAAAAATCACTTAATCATAAATGAAGGATACCAAGCATACTATGAAAATAGTATGTGGCAGAGAGTAGAACTCTGGTATGGTAAAAATTCCACGGATGAAGAAAATTTTAATGATTTTCTGAAGTGGGCAATCCGCAGCCAAGCTCCTAACCCCTAATACTTCTTAGGAAATGGAGAAGGTTCAACGACTAAATGGTAATGGGTCTTTTATAATAAAGGCTTAAGATATAGTCTAATCCTTTGGGAAACCAAAGGTACAAAATTTCAATCACTAGTATGCGACAAACAATACGGTGATTGGCTCAACATCTGGAACGAGCTTTCTCA